AAGGTTTATACAGAGATGTAACAGACTTCGGATCTGGTACTACTTTAAACATTAAGACAGTTGGTACAGTTACACTTCAAGATGCTGCTGAAGATACACCTTTAGCTTTTAATCCTATCGACACAGGAACAATCACACTTTCTATCACTGACTATGTTGGTGACGCTTGGAAAGTTTCTGATGAACTTCGTGAAGATGGTGCTCAAGTTGACGCTTTAATGTCAATGCGTGCTATGGAATCTACTCGTGCTCTTGGTGAAAACCACGAATCACGTTTCTTAGCTGTAGCAAACTCTGCACAAACTAACGCAAACGTAAACTTAGTAAATGGTCGTCCACATCGTTGGGTAGCTGGTGGTTCTGGCGGTACAACTCGTGTTATGACTTTAAGCGATATTATTGCTATGAAATTAGCATTTGACAAAGCTGGCGTTCCTGCTGGTGGTCGTATCGCTATTGTTGATCCAATCGTTGAAGCTACTTTAAATAGCATTCAAAACTTGGTCAATGTTTCAAACAACCCAATGTTCGAAGGTATCGTAACATCAGGTTTTGCTCGTGATCATAAGTTTGTGAAGAACATTTTCGGTTTCGATATTTGGACTTCTAACTACTTACCAGTTAAAACTGCAACAGAAGCACTAAACGCTTCTTCTTACAATTTAGCTAATGACACTGCAGAAATTGGTGACGTTGCTAACGTATTCATGAGCGTAGCTGATGATTCAACAAAACCAGTTATGCACGCATGGAGACGAGCTCCTAAGACAGAAGGCTGGAGAGACAACGAAGAACGTGCTGATAAGTATCAAGTAACATCACGCTTCGGTTTCGGTGCCCAACGTGTTGACACACTTGGCGTTATTTTAACAAGTGGTTCTACATACTAAGGAGATATACTATGACATTCGAAATTGATGCAAAACGTGGCGTTGCAAACCACTACGGAGTTAGAACAACAAACGGTAAGTTTGGTGCTCAACAAAACTCAAGTACAATTGTTAAGTCAGCTATATGGGATTTCTCATACGATGATCTACCTGCTGCAGGTACTAATGGATTACAATTAGTAATTCCAGCTAATGCAACAATTGTATCAGCAACTTTATATGTTGATGTAGCTTTCACTTCAACTTCAACAACAACAGACTTAGCAATTGGTTTAGCTACATCTGCTGGTGCTGAGATTGATCTTGATGGCTTAGTTACTGCAGCTAATGCTACTCAAACTACAATCGCAGTTGACAACAGTGTTATCACTGGTTCAGGTGCGTTAGTAGGTAAAGGTATCGGTGCTACAGCTGGTGAACTAGTAGTTACACCTACTGCAAGTGACTTATTAACTGGTAAAGGACGTATTGTTGTTCAATATGTTTACAACAAGTAATAAGTAACAAACTTGGATGGGCTCTTACAATGGTAGGAGCCTCTCCATTCTTATAAGGAATTCAAATGACGATCCAACACAAATTAATTACAGATCCAGATATTCACGAACCTAAAGGTGTAGCCGCAGCTACTGTAGGTAAAGTATACCAATCCGATGGAGCTGGTTCAGGATCTTGGGTCTATCCATCTGGTCGAGTACACGGTGAGGTGTATATTGATGCAGGTGTAACTTCTCAAACTCTTTCAGGTTCTCAAGCTTATGCTAGATTAGATCCAGGTACTGAATGGACAGCTGGTGTAACTAATATTTTAACACTTAATGCTACAGATGGAACTATTACCTTAGTAGAAGCAGGTACATATTTAATTAACTTCTGGTGCCAGTTTTCAACTGCTTCTCTTGCTTCAGGTACACTCTATAATTTTAAATATGCTTTAGATGGTACAACTTCAGGAAGAACACTTACAGTGTCTAAAACAACTAACGGCTCTGATAAGTTACATATATCAGCTGCTGGATTAGTAACAGCTACGGCTAACCAAGTATTATCTATGTATGTTGGTGGAGATGCAACATCATCTTCTACAGCAATTACAGTTATTGAAGCAGGACTTTCTGCTATTAGACTATAGGAATAAATCATGGCTAAAATGACACTACTTGAGATGGTACAAGACATCATGTCCGATATGGATTCTGATGAAGTCAACTCTATTAATGATAGTACAGAATCTCTTCAAGTAGCTCAAATTATTAAGTCTACTTACTACAATATTGTAGATGGTAAAGACTATCCCTTCTTTAAAGAACTATTCCAATTAGATACAAGTGGTACAGTAGCTCGTCCTACTCACATGAGATTACCTGAAACAATCATTGATCTTGAATGGATTAAGTATGATTGTAAGAAAGCAAATGAAACTCGTAATCGTTATACAAAAATCGAGTATAAGACTCCAGAAGAGTTTCTTGATATTGTAGATCAACGATTAAGTACTGCTTCTAATATTCAAGTAGTGACTGATGCTACAGGCATTAAACTTAATATCTATAAAGATAAAGCTCCTACTTATTTTACTTCTTTTGATGATGATTATGTAGTATTTGATGCTTTTAACAATACTGTAGAGTCTAATTTACAAAATAGTAAAACACAATGCCATGGTAAACGATCAGTAACCTTTACTTTATCTGATTCATTTATACCTGATATTCCAGTTCAGATGTTTAGTTATCTTCTTAATGATGCTAAGTCAGCTTGCTTTGTAACATTAAAACAAATGGCTAATCCTAAGGTAGAACAACAAGCAGTATCTCAAAAACGTAGAATGAGTCAAGAAGCTTGGAAGATTAAGAATGGTATTACCTATCCAAACTATGGACGTAAACAAAATACATCAGGAAAATACTAATGGTTATGCTCACAAGTAATACACCAGCATTTATTAATGCTCAACAATATGGTAAGAAATCTAAAAAGAAAGTAACTACTAAAAAAGTTAAAAAACAATCTAAAAAGGTAGGAAAATAATATGTCTACTATGCCAATTCAAAAGAAAAAGAAACTACCTCCAGGTAGCATTGTACCTGATATGGAAGAGGTTCCTATGTCTGAGATCCAACGTGTTATGGATATGCAACAAGGTACTTTAGTTAGAAAAGCAATTGAACAGGGTACATTTACTTCACCAGCAGATGCTGCTAAAAACTCTATGACTATTACTGAGAAGATGCTTCAGGATGAAATCAAACGTAGAGAAATGATGAAGAAGAAGAAATAATGGCTGGTCCTTATTCTAAATTAAAAAGAGCACAAGAACCTGACTATGGTACTCGTTTAGATAATACTCCTAAAGAACGTGGTTTCTTAGGTGAAGTTAGATTACCTAATCAACGTGATGTAATGACTGAAGTATCTGTGGGTATGCCAGGAACTAAAGAAACATATAGACCTGCTCTTACTAAAGGTATTCATCCAGCTGATCTTAATTATATTAGAGAAACAGGTAAAGTACCTGAAGATGTTTATGCAACATCTCAAAGAAGTGCAGAGAAACGTATAGCAGAAGGTAAGTCTCCATTTTGGAATAAACTACAAGATGAGTCTACTAAAACTACAGAATCTATGCGTCAAGATGAACTTAAAAGAAGAGAACTACTTAAAGGAAAAAAATGAGAGTATTAAGCGAACACGAAACAAGTGGTGGTAAGAAAGTACAAGTAATTATTGATCCAAAGACAGCTCACTACAAAGTCCAATTTGTTCCTGGTGGTGAATTACCACAAGAACTTACTGGTCTTTATACATCACTTGCTATGGCAAATGTTGCTGTTAATGCTTATTTATTAAAATCTGCTGAAACTAAAGCTAAAAAAGAAGAAAAAGTAGCCTTTACTCCTAAGGAAGACTAATGGCAGCTTTAACTGAGAAAGTCTATAGATCATTTATTAAGGGTCTTGTAACTGAGGCTAGTCCTCTTACATTCCCTGAAAATGCTTCTATTGATGAAAGTAACTTTGTACTAAATAGAGATGGTTCTAGATCTAGACGTTTAGGTATAGACTATGAGGATAACTATGCTCTTACAGCTACAGGATTTACTGCTGCTCAGTTAGCATCAAGTAAACAATCTTTCCATAGATGGGATTCTCCTGGTGGAGCTACTTCTGTTTCTATTGGTATTGTTCGTATCAATGATAAACTTTGGTTCATGGACTTGCTTTCAAATAGTCCTAGTGCTAATTTACTTAATAGTGGAAATTCAATTACTCTAACAGGATTAGCTGATGCTGAAATAGAAACTACTGTTATTAATAACAAATGTATTGTTGTATCAAAACAGTTATCTAAACCTGTAGTATTAACTTATAATACTTCTACAGGAGCCATTACACAAAGTAATCTTAGTATTAAGGTTAGAGATATTTGGGGTGTGGATGATGGGCTTAGTGTATCTGACCGACCAGGAACTCTATCTAATACTCATAAATATAACTTAAGAAACCAAGGTTGGAATCCTAGTATATCCACAGTATCTGGTGCGGATGCTATTGACTATACTAAAACAATTCTTGGATCTTTTCCAAGTAATGCTGATACATGGACTTTAGGTAAGATTAGTAATCCAGGATCAGGTGATTACGAAAAGTTTGATCCTAATGTATTAAGAAAAAACTCTACATCTAATTATCAAGTAGCTCGTGGTAGCTATATCATTGATGCTTTTACAAGAGGAACAGATAGAACAACTGAATCAGGTATTACTGGTTTAGTATTGGATCAAGAAACTAACAATATAACTACAGTAGCATCTTATGCTCAACGCTTATTCTATTCTGGAATAAACTCAGTTGTATCAGGTGGAGATGCTAGATCACCTAATTATAGTGGTTACATATTCTTTACACAAGTTATTCAAAGTGATGATCAATTAGGTAAATGTTTTCAAGTAAATGACCCAACTGATCCATCTATTAATGACTTAGTAGCTTCTGATGGTGGATCTATTCAGATTCCAGAAGCCACACAAATTATTAAAGTAGTATCTTCTCAATCATCTCTACTTGTATTTGCAGAGAACGGTGTATGGGAAGTTTATGGTGATACTGGTGGATTTATTGCTACATCATTCCAAGTAAGTAAAGTATCTCCAAATGGTGTTTCTAATCCAAGATCTATTGTAAACGTAGGTGGAAACTTTGTATACTGGTCTAAAGCTGGTATTTATTTACTAAGTCCTGAACCTAGCACAGGTAGATTTGGTGCTCAATCTATATCTTTAACATCTATTCAAAAACTATATCTAGACATTCCAGACCTAGGTAAGAACCATTGTAAAGGTTTCTATGACGAGAAAGAGAATAGAGTTCGTTGGTTATATAATGATTCTGCTAGTTATAGTACTACTAATTATATCAATAAGTATAATAAAGAACTTATTTTAGATTTGACATTACAAGCTTGGTATACACATACTATAGCTTCTTTAGCAAGTAATTCGCCTTATGTTGCCGATTACATAGAAATTCCAGGATATGCTGTGTCAACTACAGATAGTACAGTAGAAGTAGGTACAGATGATGTTATTGTAACTTCAGGTACTACAGTTGTTATTACAGAAGATATTCTGACTAATCGTAGTTCTTTATTTAGTTTCCTTACATTAAGAGGATCTAGTTTTACAGTATCTAAATATAATAGCTCTTCCTTTACAGATTGGAAAACAGCAGGATCAGGTACTGGTGCAGGATATTCTAGTTATCTTGTGACTGGATATGAATTGTTTAATGATGTTATGAGGAATAAACAAGCACCTTATATATTCTTTTACTTTAAACGAACAGAAGATGGATTTACTACCGTAGGATCTGCTCTTACTATTGATAATCCTTCATCATGTTTAGTACAAGCTCAATGGAATTGGGCAGATTCTGCTAACAGTGGTAAGTGGGGTAATCAATTCCAAGCATATAGACTATTAAGAAACTATATTCCAAGTGGTGCAGCTGATCCATTTGATTATGGTGATTCTGTTATTGTAACAAAGAATAAGTTAAGAGGCTCAGGTAAGTGTTTAAGTTTAAAGATAGAGTCTGAAGCTGGTAAAGATATGAAATTACTAGGATGGGGTATATCAGCATCAGCTACAAGTAAGGTTTAAATGGAAACACTTATAGCTGAAGAAGGTAAATACTTCTTTGGATTATCCTTTGAACCTACGTTACAAGTTTGGATTCTACATAATGATATTATTGTAGAAGATCATTGGACTAAATCTGATTATAATTTAATCAAAGATAAACTAGAATTTGTAAAACAAGAATTGAGAAGTAGAGGTATTACAGAAGTATATGCTCTTGTCGATAATAAGAAATCATTAAAATATAATAAAGTATTTGGATTTCTTCCTACAGGAGATGTTGCTTTAGATGAAGATGGAACTATAAATATAATAACAAAGTTGGAGATTTAATATGAAACGAGGAATGAGAAAAGTAGGACATAAAAAAGCTGTTAAAGCTGTCAGCAAAGCAGTAAGTAGTGTAGTTAGTTTTGCTGCTCCTTTTATTCCTGGAGCAAATGTTCTTAGTGCTATTGGCTTAGGAGTTGAGTTATTCTCTGGGCTACAACAAAGAAAATATGCTTCAAAAGCTGCCGATGCTGCTCAAAGACAATTTGAATTAAGTAAAGAAAAAGCAGCTCAAGAATCTAGATACCAGGAAGTTTTAGCTCAAAGACAAAGAACACAAACTTTAAGAGAAGGTCTAATTCGTAGAGGTGCTGTAGTTGCTGCTACTGGAGGTGCTGGTTTAGGTATGTCAGGCACATCTTCCTTTACTGGTGCAGTAGGTTCTCTTGGTACGCAAGCTGCTACAGGTATTGGTAACATTAATGTAGCTGAATCTACAGGTAAGACTTTAACAGGTATTAACCAACAAATTGGTGAAGCTGCTTCAGAACAATTCTCTGCTCAATCTGCACAACAAGGTTGGCAACAAATTGGATCTATGGCTTCTAGTTTCCCAACATCTTTTGGTAATATCTTTAAAACAACTGAGACTGCTTAATTTAGGATTATCTAATGCAATTTGAAGAATACGAGTTACCTCTTGAACCAATAAATGTAGTTCCTGCTATGCCTGAGAAACAGGCTAAGGAAAAAGCATTTTACACTACTATGATTAACAAGCCTGCTGACGTAAACGCAGGTTTTGATGAAGTGGTAGATGACCTTGTAAGACAAGGGTATTCTCAAGCTTATTCCAATACTAAAATTAGTTGGGCAAATGAACAACAAGCCAAAGACAAAGTAGTTATAGCTGATCTTATTAATGATCCAACCATTGATAAACAAACTAAACTTAAAGTTCTTAATGGCTACACAACTGGTGATTATATCTCAACTGACATTAGAGATAAATATGTTCAAGATACAGCTATTCTAGATATTGCAGATACACATATTGAAAGAACTGCTCAAGACCAAATTGTAGCAGATCTTAATACTAGTATGGCTAGAATAGATCAAGTTAAGAAAGCTCCAGTAACTATATCAGCTAGACAAGTGGCTAAAGAAATCCCAAGAATGGCTTCTGGTGAAGCTCTAGCTATTGTAAATCTAATTACTTCTCTTCCTAATTTTGCTCTTGCTACAAGTGGAACTGTAACGGATTTAGTACGTCAAGCTATCAATAGTAAGAATCCATTAGATTGGGAAGAAGCTATTAAAGCAGGTCAGAACTTTGCAGAGAATGATCCATTAGCTTCAGTCTTTGACTGGAGACTACAGAACGTAGCTAAATTTGCTGGTGTAGAAAAAGAATATAACAACGCTGCTACATCTAAAGCTTTTGAATCTATAGGTAATGCAATTGATTTCTTAGATGAGAAACTTGCAAATGGTCCTATTCTTCCTCCAGGTGCGTTTAAACGAGGTCAATTTAAAGTTCTTACAGATGCTTTCCTATTAACAACACCATTTACTAAACCATACTTAAAAACAGGTTTTGATAATCTTAGACATAAAGTAGGTAGTGCTTGGGATGTTACAACGACAGCTAATCCTAGAGTTGCTAAAGAAATGGCAGTAAGTACTATTATTGAAGAAGATGGTGCTAAGTTTGCAGATGCTGCAGGTACAACTGTAGAAGCTGTAGTAGCTGAACATGTTCTTCCAGACTATGTAGACAGATCAAAACCAAAAGTAGAACCTGATATTAATGATCGCTTAGCAGTTGAATTTAGTGATCCAGATCCTAGAGTACAAGCTAAGATTGACTTACTCTTTGATGATAACATCATTAATAAGCAAGAACGACTCATTGATTATGAGCGTAGAGCTAATATCCATCAAGGAACTAAACTCTACTACAATCAAGCTAACTCACATTTTAACATGATTGATACTCGTCTTGAAGGTAAGATGGTATTTACTCAAGGTCCAGATTACGCATTTACATCGAAGAAAGCTGTTACTAATGCAGTAGATGAACTAACAAAGAATATTGCAGAGCTTGAAGCTAAAGATCAAGGTAAAGTATTTGTTAGAGATATTAAAACGAATACTCGTTATACTCCAGAACAATTTG